AAAGAATTACTGCCATAAATCAATTCTAATGGTTAATTCCATTATGTACCAACATAAGTGTAAAAAGAATGACACTTTTGAATTAATTCCTTATCTCAATTGTGGACTCCTAATTGGACAAGCGAAATCGAAATCTAATGATAAGAATCCGCTTGCCTTATGGGACTTTTACAATCTAACGGTTCCCGGAAGTCAGAACCCTGTACTCACTCACCTCCTCTTCTTTGAATACCACAAAAAGGATATCGAGAAGATTAGTGAAAACTACAGACTCCATCCATTCCTAGACAGAACTATAGGGGGATTAGGCTTTAAGCTTTGTCCCCCGGTCCAGTCGTTTTTGCAAGAAAAGGGCATATTGTCCCCTTGCTACCAGTTATGGCATTCGCGTTACCTTTTAGGGAAGATGAAATCCCATAGAGATAAGGGTTATTGTTATGATAGGGATATTATCCAAGTCAGCCTTACGGATGATTTTAGGAAAAAGACTCCTCTTCCTGACAATTATGGTGTACCGTTACACCAAACCCGTGTCCTGATCCGTGATCAAGATCGACCTTTTGGTCCCGATCTTTCCGAATTTGGAACACCAGTCTGTTTAGACTTTTATCTAAATGGTTATTACCCCTATTGGGATATAAGCAATGTCAATCGGTTTACATACCGACTATTAAGCCATCAGTGTCGTGATATCTTTTTCCGACACAGTGACCGTAAAGATACATTTCATGATCTCATGAAACACAGGTTTACCGCCACGCGTATCTTGAAGGACCGGAGGTCTGATCAGGACGAAGCTCCTAGGCAGGAGTGGAATCCGTCTGATTACCTAGACCTGAATCCCGGTTCAGAAATAAGACAAAGAGCCATAAAGCTCGAAAGGCTGCTGAGCCTGAAGAATACAAATCCCACACCCTCTGGGGGTGACCTCCACCTAGACCAGCCAATAGCAGCTGATGAAAGAGCGGTCACACCTGTTGGACAGGTGTGGAAATAGAGCTAATAATAGTACCTAAAGTAGATACCATCTTCACCCTTTCCTTCAAACCACAGACAACCTATGAGATAAGCCCGTCGATAGCTTTGCGCTTCCGGTAAACTGTCCATAAACACACATAGCTTAATATACCAGATCTTCATCCAGTGACTAAGTTGGAGCTGTGTGCCCAGGTGCCGCGGCAGTACCCTGAGACCTTCGCCCTCGCGGACAAACATCAGGACCACGGATATAGTTTAGTCTATGCCACCGTGTAAGAAACTAAGATCGTCATGGATGTAGATCTGGGCCCCTGGCAAAAGTATAACTGAGCTTTTACCCTACACATCCGTGTGTAGAAAAGGAGTATATTAGGTTAACCCTCCATCAATAGTAATCACCGCCAATACTGGCAAGAAAAATACCAAGAAAGGAAAACCCAAAAATAAGGGTCAACGTCAAACATTGGCCCTCCAAATAGTCCAACCATCGAAGAAGAAGGAGAACCGTTCTAAGGGTCGCGCCACTGTGAAACCCAATAAGAAAATTTCCTTCGCCTACATGATCCATAATCCCTTTGATCCCAGATCGGAGGGTATGAAAGTCCCAGATACTTGGAGTACTCCGACATGTCCCTATAAATTAAAGGGGACTGTGGTTGTAAATAATGGCACTGCTAGTGGTGCACTCTTATTTATGCCTAGTCCTCTTCTTTCACTTTGTGATTTACAGAGACTGTCAACCGGAGCGTCCAATATAGGATCTTCCTCAATGGGTCAATTCACAAACTCGCCACCTTTTAGACACGCCACGACACCAGCAGACCTTCGGGCCCTGTTGGCTACGTATCGTGTTGTCTCATGGGGGATTCGTATTACGAACCTCCAGACCATGAACAACATGACTGGCCGTTTCCTATTAGCAAAAGTTCCTATGTCCGGAGAGATCCCGTCGTATGAGACTTTTGAGAACCTCGCTATTACCTCAGCCAATGGTGGCCAGGGTACTATAGAGGCTATGACCGGCATATCGCTCGGTGCTCTCAATTCGTCCAATGCACTAGATCTTCCTGGAGCAGAGTTCACATCCTGTACCACTCTTTTGAGAGGTACTGTTGAATGCGCTGGAACTTCCAACTCACCTGCCATCTTCAACATGAAGAACACCGGCTCTCAGCACACTGCCACCTCGACAGTGTCTATGGGAGACGAAGTCGACTTTACAACCGCCACTGGTGTTGCTACTGCATTCACCTACGGTTGGAAAGATGCCGTCGATATGACTGGTCAAAATGGTATCCTCTTCTTCTTTGACGGGATGCCTACTGGTCAGAACAATTTCGAGATTGAGTATATATACCATCTCGAAGGTTGTCCCCAGATTGGTTCCAGCACTAACGTGCCTGTACCTTCTGGTGTCCAATCGGCTAACCGATTCGTCTCAGGAGAAGTCGCCTCAGCCATTTGGGAAAACGGAATTAAACCCGTTGCCCGTCTGATTGCAAACGATTTCGCTACCAATCCCTATGACACGTTACCCGCCCGTGGTTTACGACTAGCTGGCCAAGCTCTTGGCTATGGCTCTGGTCGTCACGGTGGCGGTTTTGCGTCGCTGATGAACTAAACACTGAATGGCTAGGTCTGGTTTTATCATTCCTATCTCTATGGCTTATAGCCATCGAGGTGAGAATGTTATTCCCTACCTGCCAGGATTGTCTTCGTTCCTTCTTATGTTGTCGTTTCAGGTTCAATGATCCGGAGTTTCCAATTTCAGATCAACCTTAACAATTCCATAAGCGAGTTTTGTGACCCCTGGTCACTCTACTTTTAAAACCCATAGATGCTCTACCTATGGG